TTGGATTATATTTAGCTTTTGGGTCGCTATGACCAGAACATGACAATTAAGGTTTTGCCTAACCATAAGATGGATTTACGCTTGTTCAGCCCAACCGCCTGCGGCTCTTGAAGCACCAAATAGCTCCTCAGCCTTAGCACGATCTGCTGGATTAGACGAGCGTACAAGTCTTTGAAACTCTGCTCGACTAGGTCTTTCACTAGCTGGAGTACCACCAGTTGCTCCGCCAGCGCCCACTTTCTTGGGCTTTGCAAATTGTTTAGCAAACTCTACAAGAGAGTTTCCTACCGATTTTCTATTGCCTTGAGCATCTAAATCAGGAACACCACCTTTGGTAGCATAAAACTGACCGTTGCTCTCCTCAATTTCATATTCGTTGTAGAACAGTTGTTCTATGTAATCTTTTCTGAGCGTCAGCTCGTTGTCTTGCTCTAAAGCGCTAAAAGCAGAATTAAACTCAGAGCCTATACGACTCTCCATTTGATTCAGTGCTAATTGCTCTTTGGCTGCCTCTGCTTGTTCTTGGTATTGTTGCAACAGTTCTCGCAACTTATCTGCTTCCCCCTTATCCTCTTGCACAGGTTGCATTTTATTTGACAATAAAGAGAACGCATCATCGAGAGTATTGACATCATCACCTAATATTTCAGAGAATTTATTTATTACGTCACGTTCGACTTTGCCCTTACCTTCGTTGTAAGCGCCCCTAAAGAACTTGTCTTTATCGAACTCTGGTTGCTGTGTTTGTACGTTTTGAGAAGTTGTCTCTTCTGTTGTTGACTCAGGAGCGTCAACGGACTCTATGTTTTCTTCACTCATAATGGTTACAAGTTAGTTATTGCTCGCTATTTAAATCAATACCAAGTTCTGCTTGGCGTTGAAGCTCTTCCTGTGGTAATATATCAATAAGATTTTTAAGATCACCACTTGTTCTAGGAATACCAAACTCATCGAAATGATCCATCACAAGTTGTATGTCTTCTTGTGGCATGGAACGCTTTCTCATGTATTCGCCAGTAAGTTTCTTGAGTAGCGGTAGAGGCAATACGTGATATTGCATACCCTCTGTAATATCTGAGAATATCTCAGCAGCACTAGATAAGTCATAATGTTTAGAGTAGGTAACGTGGTAATCCGTTGGATCTTCGTCACGAACCTTAGCCATTCTTTTCAGGACTTGCATTTCTACCATTTCCATGTCCATAGCTGTAGACGCTAGTAAGCCTTGTTCGTCTACGTTATCAAATCTCTTAGACGATCCTGATACGTTGCTCTTAACAATGGACTTGTCTCTGACTTGAGCCATCAAGAATATCAACGACATCAAATCACCAAAAATAACATCTCTAAGATGCTGAAGTCCCTGCATATCTGCTTGATACAACATATTATTTGGTATCTGCTGCTCATCAGGAATGATAATAGCCATACCCACACCCTCTTTGATGGTACGTGAATCGTATTGATCGTCATCAGCGACACCAGCTAGAGACCGAACGATAGAGTCTGTAAGTACAGGAATAGGGTGACCAAACAGCTCAGAACCTTTCTTGAGGTCATAAAAAAGTTCTGAGGCTGCAAGGTACATTCCTTTCAGAGAATACCTACGAGGTTTGCCAACAATAAACGAGCTGTTAGCATCGGTTTGACCCTTGAGTAGCGTAGCTGGAACCTCACCAAATGGGTTAGGTATTTCAAGGGTCTTCTTTTTAATTCCGTTTTCTTCGGTGTACACACAAATGTATTCAGGGGTATAAGCAGTCCACTTATGCTTTTTAACATTGTATATGTCATAATACATTTGACGAGTTACGAGCAGGGTCAGTATCCCTTGCTTAACCTCAAAGTTCCATATCTCATGAGGTCTAACTACAAAGTTATAAGGAACCACGTTACCATCTTTATCAGTAACAGGGTTACCTTCTCCATCCATCATGAGGTCAGTAACTACCGCTCCAAATCCTAAAACCTCTTTTACGAATAGAACCTTGTCTCTATAGAACTCAGTAATGGAACACCCCGCATCATCAAAGTTGGATTCTTTGTACATCCAAAAGTCTTTGTTTTGAGGGTAACTTCTGTTGACGTTGTTTTCGTCATAAATCCGTTGTTGAGCTGAGAAGAACTTTTGCTCTAGCGGAAATAACTTCATTCTAGCAAGTCTTTCTTTGTACTCGTCATTGCTTTCTATCGTAGATTGAGCAATGATATAGGACTTATCAGAAAATACGGTGCTGGATATAGCTGTGTATTCATCGTACTCCGCCTGAAACCAACTATTCATGATTTTAGCCCTGTCCAACACCACACTATAGTATGGGTGACGGCTTTCTTTCATTACGATGTCCTCAACGACATCCTTCGGTACAGAGTAGAGTTTAGATGAATCAATCATAATTATTTCATTAAGTCCATTAACAAGTTAACTAATGTACCTGAACCTAATCCAGCTCCAGTAGCCCAAGCAACTATCTTCTGCTTGAATTTTACAAGTTCCTCGATTTGTCTTTCGTTACTCTCGACTTTATAGACGAGACCTTCCTTGTTGAACTCGTTACCTAACAGTGCTTCTTTCATATCTTGAATGTCTTTGGTTATTAACTCAATGACAGAATGTAACTGTTTTACTTCGAATTTTAAATCTTTATTGAGCTGTTCTTGTGAGATTCCCATTATTTGATTACCACTTTTTACACGACCAGTAACGTGCGCTAAATTTATCTTTTGCTGTGGAGCAACGATGTCTAGCTCTGAACGACTTTCTGCGAGCAGGTTCGTTCTTACGTATGGGCATATTAGGGTCACCGTAATGGACAATCTTTACTTTGTCGCCTTTCTTAGCTAAAACTACAAACTTTTTATCATCTCTCCAACTGTTACGAGGCTTGTTGAAGCCAGCAAAGGTGTTACCCCTATACTTTATACGACCACCGCTAAGTCTAGTTACTCCTTTCATGGCGACAAAATACTTACTATTTATGTTTTGATTCAATACCAAATTAAAGTATTGATTTGTAGTGATATTTTCTTTTATTTTTGATCTATGGCAAACGAACCAGCAAAACCAGCTTTATACAGCAGAGTCAAATCTGAGGCTAAACGCAAGTTTAAGATATTCCCTAGTGCCTACGCTTCTGCGTGGATTGTAAAGGAATATAAGAAAAGAGGCGGAACCTACAAGGGCAAAAAGTCTGGTAAGACAGGTGTAGCTCGATGGATGAAAGAAAAGTGGACTACTCAAGACGGACAGGCTTGTGGATCAGCTAAATTTAAGGGCGTAAAAAAATGCCGACCTACGGTACGTGTTTCATCTAAAACCCCTGTTACTTGGAAGGAACTTAGAGCAAAAGGCAAGGCTTCTGAGGCTATCAGAGAGAAAAAACGTGTAGGAATGGGTAAGCGCACCAAAGCCATCAAAAGAGACTAGCGCAGAACGTACATTGGGGCGTTACTACCCTTTTCATTACGCCAAATAGCATAATCTGTCGCATCTGACATATGCCCACGATCCCCATTGTCTATTTTTAGCCCTTTATCGTTCACAATGGAGTACATATAGTCTTTTATGACGTGATCGCACCTCGTATTGATTAGTAACCTTCGCTCTCCATTGATTCCAGCGTAAATTACATTGTTTACCTTGTCCACACGCACTTTTCTTCGTGGATTTTGGATGTCTAGCTCGTTTTTATACGAAATTTGGTGTTCATCGAATACTTCTCGCACGTAATCCCAGTCATTTTTGCCTACACGACCATAATTACCACTTTTTTGGTTAGAAGTGTTGTCTCCAGACAGTAAAACCCTCGAGATACCCCACTTTTTCAATAATTCTACCGCTTTGAGGGCTTGTTCGGTAGTTAAAGCCTCTTTGGAGAAGATTTCGTCAAAGACAACATACTGCCTAAGCCCATTACGAGCCTTTTTAACTTGGAGCAAAGCCCAACAATGAGGAGACCTATTGAAATCAGCACAAAGCCAGACAGGATACCCATCATCGTAATCAGTAGCCGTAAGATTGCCATCAGGGTAGTGATTATATCCGTCAAAGTGTTTGTAAGCCTTTTTAGTCGGGTCATCTGTCTCCTCGCTCATTTCATACCCCAATTTATACGACAGAAAGTCCATCGCTTCTTCTTGGAGTAGCCGTTGTTTACTGTGATTGGTTTCCCACAAGGGAATATCCCAAGTCTTATCAGGTTCTCTCATATAGAAAGTATAGATTTAAACGCACTCTCAGAATCAACAAAAAAAATGGGGACACCCATTTCTGCACCCTCCTCTACTATGTATAATGCACCTGAACGGTGTTCGTGTAACGTTTTAAGGTCGTAAGTGAGTATGCCCCATCCATTTTTAATGCAATCATCGAATAAAGGATTAAACTTCTTAGAAGAGGCTCCTTTCTGGACTATTTCCCAACGTTGTTTTACGACTTTAGCGTCAAGCATACGTACAAAAGAGTTAATTTTGTTCTTAACTGAGTTTACTTGTTTCTGTTCAACATCTGTTGTAAATCTAGCGTATATCACTACTTTAGGTTGTTCCATTCTTCTACTTTGTAGCCCGTTTTATCTTCCTTTACCGATATTTGTAATACGTTAAAGATGCCCGACTTCATGAGCCGACTATTAGCATCATTCGGATGATAAGGCGTACAAACGCTCAAAACAATACCTTTATCGTGAACACGCTTGATCCATGTGTTAGATACTTTGTTCCATACGGTTTCCCTACGAGCAGTGGATATACGATCCTCGTCATTGCACACGTCATCAAGAATCAATACACCAGCTCGCTGCCCTGTGGTTTGGGTCAATACTGCATACGCTTCATAAGTGGGATTCCCCGTTCGGTTACGACTCTTCACAATTATGCGTTGGGTCGAACCTGTATCGGTACGGTCAAACTCAACAGGATTGAAGTTATGTTCCCTGCACCAGTATCGGTACATATCACTCATGAACAGCGCACGCAAAGACAATATCCTTTTAGTAGAGATGCCACCGTCAGCAGATACAATTAATGTTTCTAGCTCGTGCTTTCGGGTGGTCATGTAGGCTGATAACCCAATAGGCACTTGTTGAGACTTACCAGTATTATAGGGCGCTCTAATTAAGCCATTAAGACGAGCGTTCTTAGACAACGCCTCTTGCTCCCAATCATAAATTCCTTTCTGCATAGTCAAGTGTATATCAGCTTGACTGACCTTGTTCCCATCTTGATCTGCTAGACAATTCTCGATAAATGAGTTCCTGAGTTCTAACGAATCAGCAGGAGGATCATGACCCACCACATTCACCAATAAATCAGACCAATTACTTTTTTGGGGCATACGCTCGCTTGCACAGGGTGCATTGTACCTCACACTTCCTGCCATGAGACACAACACCCAAACACTTAAAGGGTTTTGTTTTGTTCCAAAACTTCAGATGTTTCACAAAGAAGTTCGTCTTAAATATAGGAAACTTGAACAACTTAATTTTCATAGGTATATACCTCCTCCTTAATCTCCATCAAGTCCTCCTTCGGTATATATACAAAAATGTCCTTTCTATTGTTCCTGCCCATCAGCGTATAAGCAATGGTACTGAACCCATATTTTTTATGGAGACTATTGCCTCGTAATACACCCTTCTTATTGTTTATTTTAGGAAGCATCTTTTTCTGCACGTACCTGTACAGAGTCATATTGTCCACGACAACAAACTCCCCATGAAACTGAAAGGCTATCTTATCCGCACCACTAGGGCTGCACCATCCAGATTTGCCCTGAACATTCCTGAACTCCACAAGGATATACCCCTTGCTGTGGCACGTTTTAATCCCCTTAACGTCATAGGTCACATCTCCGATACGAGCGTCAATGTGATTGTAGTCATCTTGCTTCGTGCCTTTTACGGCTCCTGTAACTTTGCAAAATAACTCTTCTGACTTTTGGGCTTCTTTATATTGTCTTTGTTGTATTCCTTTAAATGAGTTCATACTCCGCTTCTATTGCCTCCATCCTTTGCGCAAACTCTCGCAACTGATCCATGTTTAGGAAGTCTTGAAGAACTTGCAGTGTTTGCTCTCGCACCTTATTTTTATACTCAATGATGATAGTCGGCTCGTTGCTCAGCTCCTTACGAACGTCATGTAAATCCTTCATAATCTTACTCAAGTCCTTTGGGTGAATCGCATCCAAATCTGGATGATTCTCTAGTAGCGTAGTTATCTTCATCAGCATGAACTCTACTTTTGCCGACATCTTTTCCTTGCGCTGCTCCAACGTACCCAAATCGGACAATACGTTTCTGTATTTCTCTAGTTCTAGTATGCTACTATGGTCCAGATCAGGTTTATTCTCCCTTAAAATGATCTCATCATCTATCTTCGAGCGCTCCGCTTTCCAATTGTAAATGGTTTGTCTGGACACACCCCACTTTTGCGCCACTTTTGACACATTGCCAATGACACTTATATCCTTCAGGATTTCAACCTTCTCTTCAGGCGAAAACTCTTTGCTACCAGCCCTTTTCTTTGACATACTCAATCACTGATTCTATACGGTTATAAATATAATTGGGCAACTTATCAGACATAGAGGGTATCTCATAAAGACTCTTTATGATTACCTTAATCTCCTCTTGTAACTCTTCTTTGGTTAGTATCTTTTTCTTTCTGTGCCAGCCCATTTGACAAAAACTTAGTAAAATTGACAGACTATAGGTAGAAATCTTTTAAATAGCAAATATTGACACCTTTGGTAGAAATTTGATTTTATGCGGAAGGGAGGGTAAACGACACCCCTGCTGACCTAATTTAATAGGGTAGCCCCTGTCAGCCATATTATTCTATAGGGTCGGACCGTATACAAAAAAATTGCATACAATAGCTATGGCTTCAATTTTAAGCGCGTTAAATTATAAAGTAATGTATAGAGTAGGGTAAATTATTTGAGCGCGTTAAACGTCTAATTTGAGGCTGTAAACGATAGACACGTTTTAAAGGTAGTGAAAGCGGGGCATTTTGTTGTTTGTCTACTTTCAGCGCGTAACCATAGAGCAAAAAAAAAGCTAGCCTTTAATAGCTAGCCTTTAATATGGTTTATGTGTTTAAAGTGTTTTAAATATCGGTAATTTTATCGGAATTACATTCGGGACATAATTCCGAATATTTACCCTGTATTAAGTCCCTATCAATTACGGGCGTATTACATTCGGAGCAGTTCCAAATATCACCCCCGACCGTAATAATGTTACATAGCTTTTTATAGTATGTATCAAGTTCCAATACGTTGGTATTGGTTCCCTCAATTTCATTTAGGGCGCGTTCAATTGCTTTCTTATCATAATAATTGATATTGAGCAATTCGGTAGGGTGCAACGTTGCAAGTCTATAAACTTTACTTTGAGATAGCCCGCTAAAAATAGATAAATCTTTAGGGGTAATGTCTAAACGTTCGCAATGGTATTGTATAGCGTTAAACACTTTCATTACGATTCCTGTCTTATTTGCTCCCAAGTGATAGCCTGTAATTGAAACGGTTTTAAGTCCAGATCAATTGCAGCTTCTCTCAAAATCGTTTCACACTGTCTGTATTTTAACGGTGTTAAACTTTTTAACGGTCTATTAAACATCACGCGTAACATCCAACGGTCTATCGTTACGCTATCAATATCTAATAAAAGGTTCTTATAAAAAGCGTACGTTTTAGGGCTTTTAACGGTAATAGTTTTTTTGCCCTGTAGAATGTCCCAAGCTTTAAACCTGTTATTTTCATACGTCGAAGTAGTAACGGTTTCCAAAGATAAACCGTCTCTAAACGCGTTACACATTTCTTCCGCTTGTATTTTGTTTAGTTCCCAACTAACAGCAGGACTTAATGCACTAACGACCATTGCAACGGTTTCAACCTTTAGCCCTGTATTATGTGCTACTTCTTTGCAAAATACATTAGCTTGTTTATACCAATTTAAACCACGCTTTAATACGTCCCTATTGGCTCGAATGTAACACGCTTTAATACGTGCGCTTGCTAGTTTTTTGCGGTATTGGCTTAAACCTTTATTTGTTTTTTTCATTGGTTCGGTTCCTTATTTGTTTAACGGTTAATAATGTGAATTAATACGTGTGTTCCAAAATATAACCACGTAAAAGTAATTAAGATTAGGAATGATGTTCTATAAATTCGCTCAAATGTTGTTTCGTTTCGTTTCATTAGTTCGGTAATTAATTAAAGTTAACACTAGTAATATAGTAAACTTTTACTAATTCCCAAAAGTGAGAAACCAATATAGGAAACCCGCCCACGTGGATATAAACCCGCACACGCACACGCACGCGCACGCGCGTAGGGAATTTTGTAGGGGTGCGTAGAAATCTTTTATAGGTGTGTAGAAATCAAAAAAGGGAAGACCTCCGTAGAAATCTTCCCTCTGCATCAGGGGTGGTATGTAGAAATCTTTTAGTGGATAGTCCACCACACCTTATCATAAAACCAATCAGTGGTTTCTGAGTCGCTAATGATTTGCTGATTTAACTCATCTAATTGGTCATCAGTCATAGGCTTACCATCATAATCAGCACTACCTACAAACGCATCGCAAAAATCGGGATAATCCGACATATCAATGCCGTCTATGTCCACGTCATCTATTAGGCTTAACTTATAACGCATAGTACTCCTCGTAATGGTCCCAATTCACATCGCCTTGTACGGTGATGATACCCTCATCAATCATTGCTTTGGCTTCCCTTCCGTATCTACCCTGAAGTTGCCAAGCTAAACCTGTAGCAATCAAATCGGCAAATAATTGCACTATCCATTCAAGGCTATGCTCTTCAGTTTCGTATTCAACCACTCTTTGGTATAGACCCATCATTTCTATTTGTTTCATTTTGGTTCCTCCAATAAATAATTACTAATTGCTCTCTTACTTTTCTTTTCTTTACCATTTAAGGCATTGTGCAACACATCTATAATGTGTTCTCTGTTTTTCTCAGCTTCAGCTATATCTTGTTTGGTGACCTTTTTTACATAGGTCACTAGTATTCGTTTATCCATTGTTCTCCTTATTTGTTTGACTATTTTTTATTGCTTGACCTTTGTTGTAGAGATTTGACGCTTTGGTTTTACCATTGCCTTTATTATAAGAAACACTATAAAAGTATCTTCCTAATACATCTGTACTAACATTAGTAATTACACCTTCGTAATCTAAGTAAGTTACTTTATCGCCTTTTTTGAATTCTGATTTTGTTTCCATTGTTCTCCTTAATTGTAGTAATAACTATTCAGTTCCTCTGAATATCTATTTCTGATGTAGGTTACTAACTTGTTTATCTTATCTAATTCGTGTGCCAACGTTAAGTTCTTGATACTTAACGAGGCTTCGTAACACCCTGCAAAGTCAGGTACTTCAAATGGGAATGAGTCAACAGTTCCCTCTTTCAGATATTCAAACAATCCCTCAGTCAATTCGTGGAATTCAGCAATAATTTCACCCATAGCCATATCTATTACTGATACTCTGCTAATCTCAATCCAAAAACCACACTCTACACGTATAGTACCATTCCAATGCTCAAAGGTGCAATCCTTACTGAAGAATCCCTGTCTTTGGATAGTCTTCAATGCCCTGTCCCTTATCATCTTTTCGTAAACCTGATTGTCTATGTCTAAATAATTTAGGCTTATCATAATTAACCCTCCTGAATATTTAATGAATTAAGTTGGTCCATAGTACCTACCATTTCAGGAATGGTTTCTACTGCTTCAGTATATAAAACAGTGGAAGCACCATTATGTTCGTACCATAAAGCACCACCGTCATTACCCTCTTCATCTACTACAGGAACCATATACGTTCCATCCGTAAACACAATAACAACAGGTTTACTGAACCACATTAGTTCGTTACATTCCTCATTACTGAGGTACTCTATTTTGGCAATGGTCTTGCCGATTAATTGCTTAAAGCTATGAGGTATTTGATTTTTCATTAGTTCTATATATTTAATTAACGTTCTCTCAAGACAATCTATAGTTATCCACATTAAATGTCAAATAATTTCACCCAAAATAATCTCTTCCTTATCAGAACCCTTATTATTATATCTTGTATTATTATACGTGGCGTTTCGGGCACTAGGGGGGTGCCCTTTGGGGCTAGAGGGGGTGCCCTTTTGAGCAAGAGGGGTAATGATTCTTTTTTCCACGTTTCCATTCTTTATTTGATAGGAAATCTTAATAAGTTTTTGTTCCTTTAACGTAGAAATCCATTTGATGATGGTTCTCTTGTGGACTCCATATAAGTCCGCAAAAAATCCATTACTTGCGAAACAAGTACCACCTTTCTGTGCTAGTGTAAAAATCTCTGAGTACAACACCTTCTCATTGGCTGAAATCTTTTTATTGTACCTAACCTCAGCAGGAATTATTGTGTAATACGTTGGTTTGTCCATTAGCTAAAATTTAATTAGTTTCTCTTTGTGTGTATATAAAAATCTAACCAATCTATGAACGAAGAACAAGCACTGCCAAAATTTAGAATATTAGCCGATGATCTGGGCAATGGTGAAACTATGTATTCTATCAATGAGGTGATATACGATGAATTCCATAACTTGATTGGATTTCATAGAAGACCCATTACGCTCACTGACTTCTGTGAGGGAAAGATTTTAGATGACCTCACCGATGCACTAGATGCCTACGAACACCCAATACTATCCGCAGAAAACTTTCCAAATGAATATGAAGATATATAGCGACCTATCCAATGCAGATTATCACTCTATGAGTGACCACGTATCAAGTAGCTTCGTCAAAGCCGTAGCGAAGCACTCTATCCAAAGGGCTATGAAGAAATTTGATCCGACTCCTGCCCTAATATTTGGGGATGCCATGCACACATACTTCGAGGATAGGCTCGCCTTCGTGCGTAGGTTTGTGGTGTTCGATGACACAGAGATAGTAGCAAGAATCCTAGAACAAAGACCAGAAATCTCTGTTCCTTCAATGACTCGTGAATACAAGACGTTCAAAGCAGAGTTTGAACAAGGCGTAAAAGACGATCAAACAGTGATTACTCAATACGAGATGCAGTCCATAGAGTATATGTACAAATCTGCGGTGGATAACACTGGACTACAATCCATTTATCAAGACTTTGACCACGATGACATATGGGATGAGTATTCCTTTCTCACAGATGAGCCTGATTTTCATGGGCTAAATTATAGAGTAAGACCAGATCGTCTGTTAGTGAAAGACGAACAACCTGTGGTGATTATAGACTGGAAATCTTGTAGAGATGCCTCTGAAAGAGCTTTCAGGGCAGACTTCTGGAAATTTAGATATGACCTACAAGCAGCGTTTTATTGTAGTCTATTGGAGGTTCCAATGGACCAATTCTTTTATGTTGCAATAGAAAAAGAGTTTCCATATAATAGTGCTGTATTCTCTTTGGATGAGGATACCCAAATGAAAGCGATGCGAGAACTAGAACTAATAAAAGAACGTATCGGCAAATGGAAAGAGAACCCTAGCCCCGAAACAAGTGGGCTAGCCAATGCTAACACAATTACATACTTATGAGTACAGAAAAAAACGTACTACGAGAACTTGCAGACAGATACAGTCTAACTGGCAAGGATTTTTTTAAGCACCCTTCACAGGGTTTCATCATCATTACACGTACTGGTGTTGAGAAAATTATGGCGCACGACAAAATCAACGTAACGTATCAGGTCGTACCCGAACTAAGTGAAAATCAGGAAAACTGTTGTATCAAAGCAACCGCTACTAAAGTAGATGCCAACGGTGAAATATTCACTGTAGAATCTTTTGGTACGGCTAATCACTACAACTGCTCTATTAAAACTACTCGCAATGGCAAGACCCTGCCCCATTACCCTGTAGAAACTGCTGAGAAGCGAGCAAAGGCACGAGCCGTACTGCAAATCACAGGCTTCTACTCAGAGGGTATATTCTCTGAAGACGAGTCTGATGACTTCAAAAGACAATGATCTTTTCCATAACAGTGACCCTCATCATCGTTTCGGTGGTGGTGGGGGTTTCTTTTGCGTATGAGAGGTCATCAAGATGATGACGCATGGATCATTATTCTCAGGTATAGGAGGCTTTGATTTAGCCTCAAAGTGGATGGGGTGGGACAATAAGTTTCACTGTGAGTGGGAAGCATTTCCACGTAAAGTTTTAAACTATCACTTTCCAAAGTCTAAATCATATGGAGACATCAAAGAAACAGACTTCACTATTTGGCGAGATAAAATCGACATCCTTACAGGGGGATTCCCATGCCAACCATATTCAGCCGCAGGCAAGCGACTTGGCAAACAAGACGAGCGTCACTTGTTCCCCGAAATGCTTAGAGCAGTTCGAGAGATTCAACCACGTTGGGTCGTGGGCGAAAACGTTCGTGGGCTTGTTAGTTGGAATGAAGGGTTGGTATTCGAAGAGGTGCAATCTGACTTGGAGGCTGAAGGGTACGAAGTACAACCGTTCTTACTTCCAGCTGCTAGCGTCAACGCCCCGCACAAAAGGGACAGAGTATGGTTTGTTGCTTACTCCAACGACAAGGGAAGAAGTGGTAAACCTAGAAACCTTTCAAAAGAGGATGGAAAAGTATCCCAACGGAACCAAGATGCCAAACCTAGCCACTCAGATTCACTCTATGTTGCCGACCCCAGTAGCGTCAGACGTAGAGGGGGGCGTATCAGACCCAAGACAAATCAAAAACAAGGGTACGAGATGGGTGAGGGTTTCAGACAACACAGGGACAGAGTTTGGAGCCAAGCTCAGAGACGTAGCTCAAATGCTACCGACCCCAACAGCGAGGTGTCACAACACAGGAACGAAGATGGAAAGACCTCAGGGTCAACTATCACGAAGGAGCGAACTGAATCATTTGGTAGCCCAAGAAGCTGGGAAGAATTCCCAACTCAATCCCCTGTTTGTGGAGGAAATGATGGGATTCCCAGATCATTGGACTCTATCACCTTTCCTAAATGGAGAAAAGAATCCATAAAGGCATATGGAAACGCAATAGTTCCTCAGGTAGCCTTACAAATATTTAAGGCTATAGGAGAGTATGAGCGCCAAAGCAAAAGGTCGTAGAACCATAGTCAAAGCCATTGAGTTCTTTAAGGACAAGGGCATGATTGTGGATGAAGTAGAACTAGGCGGAAGATTCCGTAAGTCTAAAGACCTTTTTTCAGGGCTATGCACTAAGTGTTGGAAGCATAACTGCGAACACATTTTGGAAGATACCTTCGATGGTTTTGACCTTGTAGCTATGGATGGAACTAACGTATGGCTCGTACAAGTCAAGACTAATAAACCACCCACACAAAAATCATATAAACGTTTTGCAAAGAGATTTTCGGGTAAGTATATTCGTGTTCTTGCGATGACGTGGTATGACCGAAAGGGGTGGGTACTGCATACGTTTAACAAGAACGGAACAGTAACAAAAAACGATTTAAGACATAAACCTAATGAGAAGAAAAATGAGCGAAAATGAAAAACAAATACTAAGACTACTAAAAGAAAATGGTCATGCTACGTATGATGACATAGAGCCTAGAATGGAGATAAAAGGACACGACAAATATTGGACTACGTTCTCTACGATTTGTAGCTTGATACAGTCAGGTGTCGTACAATCCGAAAATAAACATCCATCTAAATATACGCTGACTGCTTACGGCAGAGTAAAAGCGCTTGAAGTTGTATGATACGCAATGACATGATGCACCTTGAGGAGGTGCTGATTGGTACGCTCATTTCTAAAAGAGAATATAGAGAACTAATATTCAATACGTTAGATGCAACGTACTTCAATTATTTACGATCAATTTATTTAGAGGCTTG